CCGCCCTTTTCTATACTCGAAAGTAATGTTATTGCTTACGCAAAACGTAGGTTCGCTGATGTAACAGCAACTTTACCCAAGTAGTCTGCCGCATTACCAAGAGATGATGCAGTGTTTGTTAACTCTACATAACCGTATCTTGTCATGAACGAAACTACTGGTTCAAATGTTGCTGGATCAAGAACCACACCGCTTGACATTAATGGAATGTATGGGCAGTAGAACGCTGCTGCGTCTGATTCTGATGAACCTTTGTAACCAATGATTACATCGTCTGATGTAGCATAACCGTTAACATAAACTTTCATTGCACTGTTAAGAGTACCTACAAACTTAGTGTTTGTTGGTGCTTCAAAAGTACCTTCAGTTGTGCGAGCAAATGCAGAAGTTGTTGCAGACTGTAATAGTGTTAATACAGTTGGTGAAACAACAGCCCAGTTACCTGCGCCACGACGTGTACGCTGTGCAATCAAGTTAGCAACACGGTTGATTTGAACTGCTAATGCAGCATGTTCATCACCAACGAATGTAGCAGTACCTGAAACTGCGCTTTGGTCGTATGTTAAAGCGGCTGTACCAGCCAATGTTGATAGTGAAGCAAGAACTTCTTGATCAATCTCAGCAGTAATCTCTTGTGCAAGAGCTGCCATGATTTCAGCCTCAACGTCAATGCCCTGTTGAGCTTGTGCGTCTTGAGCTGCTTCAAAAGTCCAGCGAGCTGACAATTTACGTGTCTTGGCTTCAACTGTTTGCTTCAAGATCTGGATGCTTAGTCTATTTCCGGCAACACCTTCAAGTGCAGCAGTAGTTGCTGGACCTGTAGTTTCGTTACCTGAATAGCCTTCAGCGATCTTGAATGGTGATAGTGCTTCTTCACCTGCTACTGCTTGAGTACCAGAACCACCTGATGTGGAGTCTGCATATCTAACACGTAGTGTGTGAATTTGCCCTACCGGACCAGTCATTGGTTGAACACCAACAAGTTCGTTTGCGATAACTGTTGGCATTACACGTCTGATTACTGGTAAAATGACGCGATTTAGTGTTGCGACGTTGCCGGCAGAAGTGGCGCCTGCTGTAGCACTCTCTGACAAATACTTACGGGTATTTTCCAGAGTCGTTGCCATAACAGTACGCTTGTTACCTTGAAGACCTTCTAAAAGGGCGTCTTTGGTTTCTGACCAGCGTGACTCTAATAGTTGTGACATTTGTTGTTCTCCTTAAACTTTTAGTCCCGCAAGCCTGCGGATGTCAAATATCTCAGCGGTTTTTTGCTCCGAACCACCGATTTGTGCTGCCTGTTTATCGCCTGTTATTTCTTTGCCTTCAGTCAACGCTACCTTGTCCTTCTTAGGCACATTTCCTTCCATCACGGCTGGAATGTATTTGTCAAAGGCTGCGTGTAATTTATCTGTTTGAACTGATTCTAAGAGTTCGCTCATTACTTCTTGCTTTTCTTTAGAAAGAGGTGACATTAATTCTGCCATAACTTCTTTTCTTTCGGAAAGTTCTTTCATGCGCTTGATCTCAGCATCTTTGCTCTCAACTAGTTTCTCAATTTCCTCTGCTTTCGCTTTGGCTTCAGCAACTGCTTCTTCTTTTTGTTTTACAACTTTAAGAAGTTTTGCTGTTTCTGATTTTTCATTAAGATGGCTAGTTGCATATTCACTTGCGAAACTTTCAAAGATTCTGCGTCCAAAGTCATTGCGACGAGCTTCTTCGATATCTTCTTTTAACTGACTCATTTCAGATTTAATACCTTTCGATACTGTTTCTGAAACAATCTGCGATGCTTTAGCAATGAAGTCTTTTTTCACTGCTTCAAATTTAGCCTTGCTATCTCTAACAAGTTTAACTTTGGTTTCTGCAAGATCTTTTTTGTCAGCGTGGAATTCTGCGATTTCTTTCGCTAATGCATCCACGATAAAAGATTCAAGTTTTGCAACATTCTTTGCTACATTTTTACGATCTTCACGAAGCTCACCAAGTTCCTTCTTGAGGTTGTTAAGAACGAATGATTCCATTGCTTTCGCATCTGTTTTCATTTTCTTAGCATACTTGGCTCTTGCCTCGATAAGTCCTTGGCGGTCTTCAGCAAATTCAGATAGCTCAGCAGTGATTCTGTCTGAAAGCATCTTTTCTACTGCTTCAACCATCGCGGTCTTATCGTGCTCATACTTCGTAGCAAATTCTTCACGTAATTGTGTAGAAATAGTGTCACGGTTTTCTTGAACGGCAGTTTCCCAAGCGGATTCAATCTCCGACTTAGTTTCTTCGGAAATCACGTTATTTTCAAATAACTGTTTTACGAAATCTAACATTTGTGATTCTCCTACGATTGTTTAAGACCTTGAATGATTTTCTTCAAGCTCTCTGCTATATAACGTTGTGCCTGTGAGTCGCCTTTAACTTCTTGTGCTACTTTAAATGCCTGGTAACCACCTTGGCTGTTCATAAGGTGTTCATAAACTGGTGTTGGATAGGCGCCCGGAGCACTTGATTGTGCAACCACATCCACAGTAATAATTTCAAATCCATTGACATTACCACTTGGATCAACTTCGCCTGATCCGCGGCTTGAAACGCCTAGTTTTACTCCCGACTCCAACATGGTCGTTACTAGTTGACCCATTGGAGTTGGAAGCATCTTAAGTTTTCCGTAGCCGTTAGGACCGTCCATCCACATCTTTGTAATCATGTGGCTAACACGGTCGAGGTTAATACGTAAATCTTGAGGATGATCAACTTCACCAAGCACTGAATATCCCCCAGAAATCTGTTCGTTGAGCGTCTTGACAGCCCTATCAATTTCCTTAGAAGAATAAATGCGCTGGTTAGCATTACGAATGTCACCCTGAATACAGATGCCACTCAAGTGTAATGTTTTACCTTCGCCTTCATCACGCTCTAGGACGATTTTAGCCTGATCGAAACTCAGATGTTCTGCTAGTGTTGTTTTCAACCTTTATACCCTCTATTATCTACGACCACGGAAAACTGATTGTTTGTTGTCTGCTGTTTCTTTAGCACCCGCTTTTTCAGCACCATGTCCGCCTTTTACTGCTGACAAGTCTGCTGCTTTCTTAGCGCCTGGAACGTTAACATTACCAGCATTATCTTCTTTTGCGTTGATGTCTGCTAGTCCGCCATCGTTCTTTTCGTTGCCTTCGCCGCCTTTTGCGATGTTAGCACTTGTGCCGCCCATATCATTCTTCATGTTGTCAACAACTGACTTTTTGTTGTCCGCAGAATCCGCAGCGCCTTTTTTCTCAGCACCGTGTCCACCTGCTACTTTTTCAACATACTCGCGCATAGTTGCTAACTCAGCGTCGCCTTCTGGGTCTGCAGATGCTTCAGGAGCAAAAGTTTCTTCTTCTTTTTCTGCGTCCATATCCATCTCATCGCCTTCGTCGCCGCCCTTAATTTCGTCGAATTTAGCCTGTAGCTCATCAACGATTGAATCTAGGTCTTGGAATAACTCTTCTGGCTCTTTTTCGCCTTCTTCGTCATCGCCTGTGATGTCTGCTTCTAGATCGTCTGTAGCGTCTCCGCCCATAGCGTCATCGCCTTCATCTTCGTCGTCTGCTTCTACAGCAACTTCTTCAAATTCTTCGTCAACTTGATCATCATCATCTTCGTCTGATGCTTCGTCAACTTTGTCTTCTTCAGCATCGTCATCTTTAGATGCTTCGTCTACTTCTTTGTCTTCTGCATCTTCGTCTTTTGATGCTTCATCAACTTCCTCATCTTTCATTTCTTCTTCGATAAGGTTTTCATAAACTTCTCTAGATTTTGCTACCACGTACTCGTGGAATAACTCTTCTGCTTTTGCAGTATCGTCATTAACCAAATGCTCAAGCATTTGTTCAATTGTTGTTTTGTCTGCCATTTTATTCTCCTTTTATTATTATATATCTGGCTTTTAAATATTTGAACCTGCATTTGT